CAAGCATCATGGAGTGTATTTGCGGCATAAGGAATTTATGGTATAATACAGAAGTCAATTTGATTTAAATTATGGCACGTAGTAAAGTTAGTCTCAGTGGTGGCAAGACGATTGAATCTAGACCCAAGAAGACACGTCAGGGATTAGGGAAGCACACGAAATTGTCTGCCAGTAGTCGTAATGGCGCTAAGAAGCGTTATCGCGGTCAAGGTCGATGAATTTAATTTGCAATCTTCCTGCTGAAAAAGTCTGGGTACGTAAAGAATACTTACGAGATCACCAAGATGGTCATGGGGAGTTTGTTGAGGGCGTCTGGGTATGTGCAAAATCTATACCTGGACGTGCTTTTTATTTTGAAACTTATCTGCCTAGTTATGGGGCAATGTATGATAAGTTACCGATATCAGCATTCGTCAAATCACCGAACGCGCCGACTCCAGATTTATCTTTAGAGAACTTACAATTTTGGAATTGTATGGATTATGGTATTGCTTGTATGAATAAAGGATTTGTATCTTCTATGGATTGCGAAGTTTATACCAGGGATTATGGTCATATGAAGGGACAGTATTTGTTTACTTTAGATAATTACCATGCGAATATTGATGTAATAGATAATAATGTAAGTGAAGTACCTCAAGAGCATAAGTCTCACAATTGTATTTTGTTAGAGAATGGTCAGTATGCGTTGTATCCTAATAACAGGATGCGTTTGTATGACCTCTCTATCACGCCTGAGACGCCTTTGATGCCCGATTTCAAGGTATCTACCATAGAATACCAAGTCGAGGCAGGAGTCGAATGGGGACGCCTTGGAGACACTGATGATTATTTTTGGCAAACTCAAACGGAGAAAAACAATGGGCAACAGTAGAGTCGATAAAGGTCAAGATTTTATTGATGAGGGTATGACTCTTATTACTGAGGTTGAGAGTGATAAGTATCTAAGGCAAGTAGGTAAGAGAAAGACTGTCAAGGAGGGTGAAATCTTTGATAATCAAGCGGAGTGGGCAGACGGATTCTGTGGTAAGTGATAAATAGTAACAGCCTATTGCTGTGTCTAAATGCCGACCTTTCAGACATTCAAAGATTTGAGTGTTACGTTTAAGAGCAATCCTGTCACTGATGATTTGGTGGTAGTAAAAGACAAGGCAGCTATTATGCAGTCTGTTATTTCATTGCTTCAAACAAACAAAGGAGAAAGGTTATTCAAACCTGATTTAGGTTGTGATATTCGTAAATCATTATTTGAACCATTAGATTATGCGACTGCTGGTATTATTCGTTCACAGATTCTTGAAACTGTTGGTAAATACGAACCAAGAGTTAGAGTTGATAATGTTGCGGTAATACCAGATGAACTAACTAATTCATATGAAGTTCGACTAACATTTACGATTGTCGGCAGAGATGATGCACCAGTAACAGCAGAATTTCTATTAGAGCGTACACGATAATGCCTTATACTCAGGTTGCCAATTTAGACTTTGAAGACATTAAGCAGTCGCTCGTAGAGTATCTCAGGGCGACATCAGACTTCAGTGATTATGACTTCGAAGGTAGTGCGTTATCAACACTTTTAGATACACTAGCTTATAACACGTATTACACAGCATTCAACACTAATATGGTGGTGAATGAACTGTTTATTGATTCTGCTACGTTACGAGATAATGTAGTAGCAATTGCGAAGCAGTTGGGGTATAGACCAAAAAGTGCTACTTCTCCAACTGCTTATATTTCTTTCACGGCAACATATTCAAATCCAACTACTGATACAGAACTTCTATTAAGGAAGGGTACTGGATTTATTGCTAATTATGAAAACACATTATATCAATATGTTGTGCTAAATGATGCGAAGGCACAAATATCGAATGATGTTGCAACATTTACAAATGTTCCTATTAGAGAGGGAACATTACTAACAAATACATTTACAGTCAATACATCATTAAAGAATCAAAGATTTATTCTTGATAATCAAAATATTGATACAAATACAATTAGTGTCAAGGTTTTTCCTGGCGGAAGTAGTTTTAATGAACCATATCTTGTAGCAGATAATATTCTCAATGTTGATGGTACATCTAAAGTATTTTTCTTAGATGAGATTGAGGATGAAAGATATGAGATTATTTTAGGTGATGGTGTACTAGGAAGAAAGGTTGAGAATGGATCTCGTATTGAGGTTTCTTATATCACAACAAATGGTCCAGCATCGAATGGAGTTAGATCATTTATTTTTTCTGGTGTTCTAGAAACTCCTAATGGTGTAACACCACAACAAATTACAACTAGCATTACGAATACGGTTGCTTCTGCTGGTGGAGAGAATGTTGAGTCGGTTGAAAATATCAGATTCAACGCACCTAAGTCATATGGGGCACAGGACCGCGCTGTAACCGCCCAAGACTATGCTTCTATCGTTCGTAGGTTATATCCTGCCACTAGTGACATTATCGTCTTTGGTGGGGAAGATCAGGTGCCTCCAGAGTATGGAAAAGTTTTTATTGTTTTGAAACCAAATGATGCTTCTTTCTTGACTTCATTAACAAAGCAACAAATTATTGCTGAAATGAAAGATTATGTTGTTGCTTCTGTAGAACCTGTCATTATTGATCCTTCTATTCTTTTTGTTGAGATTACGAGCAAGATTTATTATGACAGAAAAGCAACTGATGAGACACCAGCACAAATTAGAGATAAAGTGATTGGTTCAGTACAGTCTTATCTTGATACTTCTGATACTGAAAAGTTCAATGGTAAGTTTAGATATAGTAAATTTGTTGGTGTAATTGATGATACTGACAGAGCAATCAATTCAAATCTCACCAGTGTCATGATGAGGAAAGATTTTTATCCTTTATTGAATTCAACTTCATATTATGAGATTTGTTTCCAGAATGAATTTGATGAAGATTGTGATGATAGAGTTTTGTCATCTACAGGGTTTAGAGTTACTGAATATCCCAATTTTGATGTCTATGTAGAAGATAGGTCTGGTAAAATTGTCCTATATAGACTAGATAGCGTAACAGGCGAAAAGGTTGTTCTAAACAGCGATATTGGCGATATTGATTATGTAAATGGTGAATTGAAAATGTATGATTTGACCATAATTAAAGGGTCATTTTTTGACAATCGTATTTCTGTTAGAGTAAAACCACTTTATAATGATATCAAGGCACTCCGCGAGGTTTATCTTGATGTTGACGTTGCCAATTCATCGTTCACTGCATACCAAGAGTAAGTAAATGCCTGCTGTAAAGACTAAGAGAATTTCCACTCTAATTGAGTCACAGCTTCCAGAATTCATTACTACAGAGTATGAACTTTTCAGTAAGTTTATACAGAAGTATTATGAACATCAGGAGGTCCAGGGTGGAACTTTGGATGTTATCAACAACATTCAAAAATACGCAGATATTGATTTTTATGAGAAAAATCTTTTAAAGCAGTATGATAGTCTTGCGTCATCTATTACAAATTCTGCAGAGACCATTACTCTTGTCGATGCTAGTTCTTTCCCAAAGAAGAATGGTTATGTAAAAATTGATAATGAAATCATTTTTTATGAGTCTCGTAATGAGACTCAACTTTTAAATTGCTCAAGAGGTGTTAGCGGCAATACAACACTAGGAGATCTTTATAGTTCATCAAATTTTACTTCTACTGATGCTGCTCCACATAATGCTGGTAAGAAAGTTTACAATGTAAGTAATCTATTTTTATATGCGTTTGTAAAAAACTTTGAAACTCAGTATCTAGGATCCTTTCCAGAAAAGTATTTGAAGGGATCTGTAGATAAAAGAACTCTTATTAAGAATATTCAGAAGTTTTACAAAGCGAAAGGAACGACTAGTTCCATTAAATTTATCTTCAATACTATTGTTGCAAAAGATATTGACAACAAACCTGAGGTTTATAAACCAAGAGATTTTACATATAAGACTTCAAATTCTGATTGGACTAGCATATATGCTTTAAAAGTAAAAGTTGTATCTGGAGATCCCAAAACTTTAATTGGTAAGAAGGTTGTACAAGAAGCAACCGAAGAATATGGTTATGCTTTTGCTACAGTTGATAATGTTTTTGCAGAAGGGACTGTAGACAATGAAGTAATTTTAAATATTGTTTTAGCACCAGAAACTGTCTCTGGAATTTTTGGCGTATCAACCAAAACAAAATTAGAAAGATATGTACCAGACTCTTATAGCACAGGAGATAGAGTCAGTGTATTTTCGACTTTAGGTTGGGATTCTATTGGCGAGATTTTGATTGGTGAAGAAGTTATTAAATTTGATGACAAAAATGTTAATCAGTTTATTATCAAAGAAAGAGGAGAATTTCCATTAAATTATGATATTGGTACTCCTGTTTACAAACCAGTAATCGTAGGAAGTTCCGATGTAAGACTTCTTATCTTGGGAATCGTTTATAATGTTTCTCCAAAAGAAACTCAACCATATGCTTTTACTGGAGATAAAATTCAAGTATCAAATCCTGGTTTTGTAACTGCTGATCCCAAAATTGTAAAAACAGGAACAAATACTCCAAGATGGATTTTGAATGATTGGCAACCTGTGTCATCATCTACCAATCTTACTGTACAGAATTCATTAGATTCTGTTCCCACAAATGTTTCTGCTATTTTTGAAGATGATCAATATTATTATATCACATCTTCAGGATATCCATCCTATAATATTTTAGATCGTTCTGAAGTTTCAGAATCAACAATTGATCAAAAACTTCTAAGAATTATTAGAAAACAAGCAACGACAACTACAGAAATTTACAACACGCCAAAAGCGGATGTTGGTATTCTTTTAAATGGTGTTCGTCTTTACGGTTATAGAGATACTGAAAGTATTTACTTTGGAAAATTACAAGAAATTAAAGTCAATACTAGGGGTAGAAACTATGTAAATCCTCCATATGTCATACTCGATGGTGTTGCTAATAGAGCAAGAGCAGTCCTAACTGGAAATGTTGTTGATAGCATTATTGTTGAAACTAATGACACATTTTTAACAACTCCAAAAATTGAAATTAGTTCTGGTCGTGATGCAAAAGCAAGAGCAATTGTTACTGGTGGTGAAGTTACTTCTATTGTTGTAGAAGATCCAGGAAAATATTATTCATCTCCACCAAGAGTGATTATCAGAGATCTTTCTGGAAGAGGTAGATTTGCTGAATATGTAGCAACAACTAATGATGCTGGTGAAGTTTCTGGGTTTGAAAAATTATCTGGAGGTTCTTTATATAATCAAAATACAATTCAAGTAGATATTGTTGCTGTTGGTGAAGGAGCTACTGCGACACCAATGCTGAAAGAATGGAATAAAAACAGATATTATAAGTATCAGCAAAAACTAGATTCTCAGTATGGATATTTATTTGAAAATTATAATCCTTCTTTCTTGTATGGGTATGGTCAATTAGCCAATCCAAAAACACTTAGGGTAGAATTAAATGACAATCTGAATAACGCAGACACAGAACCAGTAACTAAGTTACATTCTCCTATTCTTGGATTTGCTTATGATGGAAATCCAATTTATGGTCCTTTTGGTTATGAAAATCCATTGAGTGCAACATCTTCGATTGTTAGAATGACTTCGAGTTATTCTTTAAAGTCTGGTCGTGAAGATGGTCCAGCAATTTCAAATTATCCTTTAGGATCTTTTGTAGATGACTACAAGTACAATCATCGCAGTGGATCTCTTGACGAAAATAATGGTCGTTTTTGTGTAACTCCAGATTTTCCAAATGGAACTTATGCTTACTTCATCACTATTAATAGTAGTCAAGTACCACAGTTCCCTTACATCATAGGTGAAAAATTTTATTCTCTTCCAGTAGACAGTAATTATAACTCAAACATCAATCAAAATGATATTCCAAGAAATTCAAAAAGATATTCTGTTCCTGGAATGTCTCGAAATGGAGATGGATTGGTTGCTTCTATTGCAGAAGTAACTTCTGGTAGTGTTAACTCATTTTCTATTGATAGATCGTCTAACAATTTTTCTGTTAACTCAAAACTTTATTTTGATAATTCCAACACAGAAGGAAAAGATATTGAAGCATTAGTTTCTGAAGTAAAAGGAAAAGAAGTACAATATTTACAGAGTAAAGAAGATAAAGTTGTAAAACTAACAACTATTCAGAATGCTTATCTTTTCCAAGATGATACTTTAAGACAACCAGCAAGTGGAGCATCTGGTCAAATTGTCGGCACAGTTACTGATGATAATACAATTGTATTAAAAAATGTAACTGGAACATTCAATAATACAGGAACTTTTTCAGCAGATATCAAAACGTTTATTCTGACCATTGATCAGGATAGTAATTACACTAAAGGAGCTACACTTAGTTTAACTGATGGTATTAACCCACCAATTGCTACAGCAGAAATTTTAGAAGGCACTAGCAGACAAAATGTAGTAAAGATTAAAGTTCTCACTGGTACATGGATTGTTGATGATGATTATTTTTTACAATCAAGCAATCTATTCAATACATCGGGAT